ATTTGGCTAAAGCACTTTGGCGAAACTTTGTTGCACAATTCCGACGACAACAGAAAGTAAATACCTCTAATGGTGGAAATACGGGTGGAAGTCTTGTAAAGGCTGCATTTGGTTTCTTTGTTGCTTTAGAAGCACCAAGAGATATGATGAGTTGGAATAGGAACCGAGCAAAAGAAGAATATCTCCGTGATGCTGATAAAGCACTTGAAGATGGTCATGTTGCAGTAGCAACTCAAAATGCTTTAGGTAAGTGGGTTATTTCACGTTATCACAAGAATGAGTATCAAGAGAAGATTGTTTCAAATCTTCCCGAAGGTGCAGAAGAATTAGAAAACGGAACAACAGTTATTCCGCTTGATAATCAACCAACATATATGTCTGGTGCAGAAAATCGCAACTATGGAAAACCTCTTCCATTAGAGCAATTTAGACGAACAGGTGTATTCTTTGGTTCTGTTGATGGTGGAGAAATGAAAACTTATACTTTCTCGTATAAGAATCAACCTGCTATTGATTTTGCACCAAACTGCTTTGAATGGATTCATTTCGCTTGTATTCCTAGCGATGATGGTTCTGCCATTTATGGTATGACTAAAACTACATTAGGCAGTTTAGTGAATCATTCAGATGTAAATCCTGAAAGTGAGAACTATCAAGATGTTTCATCTTTTGACTTTGAACAATGTTTGGTTGATAACTTTTCAAGCCATCTTGTTCCTTTGGTTGAAATTGATAGAGCGCACATTCAGCGACAAACATTACCTGCAAAGGAAAGATTTGTAATTACAGATGGAACAGTTTGTAATATGAATATGACTCCAACTGCAAATGGTAATCGAATTATCAATCTAACTGATATGACTGTTGAGTTTGATTATGATAATGATTCCAACATGACTACTTGTTGGATTCCAAGTCATTTAACAATTGACTTCGGAGTAGGTTCTTCTGTAATTGTTATCGGAAGAACTTCACAAAGAATGGTGGATGGAGAAGCCGACCCAGTAACAATCAATGTTTCTGGACTATATATTGTCCAAAGAACGGGTTCACCCGTTGAAGTAGAAGAAATCGTCGAAGAGAACTTCGATTGGTTCTGATACATTCCTCCTTTGGGGCTAATAGTGTAAGCATGAACTAAGAGGAATTTGATGCTCAAATGGGTGCGAAGCCCTATACGGAGATTTAATTATGACGACGGATTTAAAAGAAGAAAGGTTTCTTTTGAAAGGAGATGCCTACATTGTTGATTTAGCCAATGTAGATTTCTTAACATGGAGAAAGAACGAAAAAGAGAATGGAACTTATTGGTTGAAAATGCACTTTTCAACTAAAGAAGCAAGATATATTTGCGATAAATTAGAATTAGCAACTATCGTAATGGCATGGACTAAAATGCATGGTAAAGAATTAGATATAAATATAAATGAATTAGGTGATAGTTATGGGAATAACAGATAAGAAAGGAGAACAAAAGACGACTAACTTTGGAAAGCAGCAAGAAGATTTCAATTCTCGCTTTAGACAATTGATGGAACAAAAAAGAAAAGAACGTAAAAGCCGAATGGTTTTAGGAATTTGGGGAGAACCAAAAACAGGTAAAACTGGTATTGCTCTAGATTTTCCTGAACGTAAGATTTACATTTTAGATTGGGATAGTGGTGTTGAATCCACATGGATTGAATGCCATGATGCAACAGAACGAATTGAAGTATTTGACCCAATTGTTCAAGACAATGAGAACAAAATTGATATTAATGCATCTGAGAAAAACTCTCATGATTTTATTCGATATGTTCGACAGAAGATTGAAGAAGGTGAGAAACCTATCTTTGTTATGGATGGAGTAGATACATGGTTTGAAAAATGTATTTACAAAGTTAATCCAAACCCAACAGTTGTAACAAAGATGATGCCATATCAATATGGCCCACGAAACAAAACTTTCTATTATTTACTTGAAGCAATTTTTAATCTAAAGTGTGATGTAATTTATATTACTCATGAAACTGAAAAGTATGTAGATAATGTTGCTACGGGTATTCAACCTGCATGGAAGGATTGGGGCGGAAAACTAGAACAAGAAATTCATTGTTCTAAGAGAAAGGTAAAGGGTGAAATACACTTTGTTGCTGAATTGATTGGTTCAAGAACCAATGGTAATAAGGTTGGAACACGTTGGACTATTCGAGAAGGTATTCCACCTAATATCGTTTGGAACGGTATTCCTGATTTGCGGGAGGGTAAGATTTGAAATTAAGTGAGAAGATACCTTCACATATTAATTTGGGAGAAATTACCTTTTTAGAGGAAGAAAAAGAAACGGGTGATAAAGTATATTATCGCCCATGTTTAACTCGTTGGTCTAATAAAGAAATAAAGGACTACGAAACAACCAATGACCGTTGTTGGTTCGGTTGGGTTATTTACGGTGCTAATCCTGTATTTGGAGTTAGTGCTTGGTTGGTAAAGGGTGAAGAGTTATGAAATTTGCAGTAAATACAAAACAAATTACAGAAGCATTAGAAAGTATTCAAGGTAAAGGTAAATACTTAACTTCATCGGGTTTTACAAACAACTCGATGGGATTACATTTCTTAATGCAGTTAAGAGGTAATACTCTATCCATTTGGAATGGAGATACTACCTTTGCTATGAATATTAATTTAGAAGTGATAGGTGCAGAAGATGGCGAGTTTATTGGTAATGTTAAGACTCTTGTTCCGTATCTTAAAAAATACGGAGAATTAACTGCCTTTGTTGTAGATGATACGATTCAGGTTAGTTCTGGAACAAAGAAGGCTAGTGTCTCAAAAGTTATCCAACATCCTAACATGACCGCAATTACACGACTTCAAGGTATGTTATCTAATATTACCTATGAAGAAGAAATTACAAATTTACCAGATTTTGGTAAATCAAAATATGAAGGTGCTTTTGTCTTAACTCAAGATGTTTATGCTGATTGTATTTCATCTTGTGAATTAGCAAATCATGGCGCATTCAAATTAGATTACAATGGTAATACCGTTACATTTTCAAGCGGTGCTACTATTCAGAATCAATACGAAGAAAGAATTACACCAACAAATTGTTTTGGTGAATCTGCAACATTAGAATATAGTGGCCCATTACATAAGTTTTTCAAGAAGAACACGAATATTAATTTTTATGTAAAGGATGAGTTTCCACTACTATTAGTTGCAGAAGACAGGATGATAATTAAAGCACCGTTTTCGGCAGGTAATTAAAATGATAATAAGTAAAACAGTAACAGGAAAGCACGTTTATACATCATGGAGAGAGGGTAGAGAGAAAAGACAAACAGTTGTCGAATTTACTCCTTATTTTTATATCCTATCTTCTGATAATCAACCTAAGTATTACAATCCTTCTAAATTTGTAAAAAGAGAATTCACTTACGAAGAAGGTAATTGGCATAATCTTCAAGGTGAAAAATTAACTAGAGTTTATGTAGATAAGTCTGATGATATTCATATTGCTCGACGTTCTTTTGTAAAAACCTTTGAAGCAGATGTTCCATATGCATTTAGATATGCAGTTGATTGTTTAGGTTCATTACCAGAATATCAAATGCGTAAATGGTATTGGGATATGGAATGGCAACAAGGTGGAGAACATCATGATAAAATTACTACTATTGTAGTTTATGATAATTATGATGAGAATTACTTTCAATGGGTTTGGTTTCCTAAGGAATTGCAACGTGATTTAGTTTATGATACTACATCTACATTTACATTTGATAGTGAAAAAGATATGATTGAAAACTTTATGGTAACAATGGTTGATAAAGACCCTGATATGTTAATTGCATGGTTTGGTTTAAAATTCGATTTGCCAAAACTCCTTGAGCGAGCGTGTGCTTTGGGATTGAACCCTAGTATCATATCTCCAATTCGGACAATTAAGGGCATTAAGAAGACTAAGAATGGCTTTGTTTTCAATTATGGCAAGAATGGATTCGGGCCGATTGAACAGCCCATTGGGGGTCGCATAACCCTCAATTTAGACCTCGCTTTTGAAAGACAATGGAATGACTCTCAAAGGGGAACATTACC